GAATCGTTTCAACGCGCTCTTTCTACGGAATTTGAGACTGCGACTGAAGATCGCATTATTGAATTTCCATTTGCTTCTGAAGCGCCAGTTGAGCGTTACTTCGGGACAGAAGTGCTTCGCATGGACGAAGACGCAATGGATCTATCGCGCCTCAATGATGGCGCACCACTTTTATTTCAGCATGATCCTGACAAGATTGTTGGCGTAGTGCAACGTGCTTACATCAAAAACAAGCGCGGTTACGCCAATGTGAAAATGGCCAACAACGAGTTGGGTCGTGAAATGCAGGGCCTGATTCAAGATGGCATTCTTCGTAATGTCAGCTTTGGCTACCGCATCAATGCAATGGAGACTGATAACAGCACAGACCCGATCACATATCGCGCCACGTCATACCAACCGTTTGAAATTTCGCTGGTGACCGTGCCAGCGGATCAAACCGTTGGCATTGGTCGAACCCTTACTATAAGTGAGTGTTCAACTACGGCCTCAGCCGTTACCAGCCCACCACTCTCGGAGTCAACACCCGTGGAACCTACCTTCGATTTGGAGGCGATCCGCGCTGAGGCCGCACAGGCCAAGGCAAAGGAGCTTTCCGAAATGATTGCCCTCGGCAATCGCACCAACAACAGCGACATGGCCCAGGAATTCATTGCAAATTCCCGTGGTCTTGAAGAGCTGCGCACCGCCCTTCTCGAGAAAATGAGTATCTCTGCCACGCCTGTGCAAAACAACGCTGCCGACATCGGCCTGTCCAACGAGGAGACCCGGTCTTTCTCTTTCCTTCGCGCCATCAACTTCCTTGCCAATCCTGCTGATCGCTCTGCGCGTGAAGCTGCTGGCTTTGAAATTGCCGCTTCTGAAGCCGCTGCTGCCAAGCTTGGTCGTCAGAGCCGTGGCATCACGATCCCCCAGGAAGTGCTTCGCCGTGACCTGAACGTTGGTGCTGCCACCGCTGGTGGTAACGTCGTCGCCACCGAGCTGGACACCGCTTCCTTCATCGACCTGCTGCGTAACGCTTCGGCCCTTGATCAGGCTGGCGCCACCGTGCTGACCGGTCTGGTTGGCAACGTGGCGATCCCCCGTCAATCGGGTGCCGCCACCGCTTACTGGGTTGCTGAATCCGGTGCTCCCACCGAAAGCCAGCAAACCATTGATCAGGTCAGCCTGACCCCCAAAACGGTTGCTGCTTTCACTGATTACAGCCGTCGCCTGATGCTCCAGTCCTCCATCGACGTGGAGAACATGGTGCGTCGTGATCTGGCCGCCGTTCTTGGTCTCAAGATCGATGCCGCTGGTCTGTATGGCACTGGTTCCAACAGCGAGCCCCTCGGCCTCAAGTTCATCTCTGGTATCGGCACCGAAGATTTCGCTGCTGACGCTCCCACTTTCGCTGAAGTGGTTGCCCTCGAGTCTGATCTGGCTACCGCCAACGCTCTGCTGGGTTCACCCGTTTACCTGATGAACGCCGCCATGCGCGGCAACCTGAAGACCACCAAGAAAGACGCCGGCTCCGGCATCTTCCTGATGGAGAACGGTGAAGTGAACGGCTATCGCGGTGTGCTGTCCAACCAAGTCGCATCTGGCGATCTGTGGTTCGGCAACTTCTCTGACATGCTGATCGGCTACTGGTCCGGTCTGGACATCATGGTGGATCCCTACACCAACAGCACCAGCGGCACCGTTCGCGTGGTCGCCATGCAGGATGTGGATGTCGCCATCCGTCACCCCGAGTCCTTCTCTCGCGGTAATAACACCCTCTGATCATGATGATCCGCATCCTTAGGCAGACAATGGCCGGTGGTTGCGTGGCTCGCGTGGGGGAAGTCATTGAGGCTTCCCCTAGCGATGCCAGATTCCTGATCGGTATTGCAAAAGCTGAAGAGTTTATTCAAGCCATTCCCACAGCTCCCAAACGGAGGAAACCCCAATGACCGTTCTTAACCTTGGTTCAAAAACGACGCAAATTGCGTTGTTCCCCACTGCGGTTGGTGCTTCTACCACCACTGGCAGTGCCATCGATCTGCAGGGCTACGAAGGCGACATGGTCGTTCTTCTTGACGCTGCAGCCGGTGGCGCCAGCATCACCTTTGCTGTCAAACTGACCACTTCTGACACTTCCGGTGGTACTTACACCGACGTGACCGGTGGCGGTTTCACGACCACTACCGCTAACACTGCTTCTCGTCAGAAGCTGTATGTCAATGTCACCGACATCAAGCGTTACGTCAAAGTTTCGCTGACTGTTGCCGGTGGCACGGGCACTGGTGCTGTCTCAGTCCAAGGTCTGGCTTCTGCCAAGTACGGCTGATCCCCATGGCGTTGACTGAAGATCTAGGAATGTTCCTTGCTGATTTTGGCCTCACCTGTGTGGCTGGAGCAACGCAAGCAATTGGAATCCTTGACACCCCAAGTCAAGTGATCAGCGATGGAATGGTCCTAACGACTGATTACACGCTGACTACTAGGTCTTCAGATTTTGGCAGTCTCGTTCGCGGTGATTCAATCACTGTGGGCGGGACTGCTTTCACCGTTAGGGAAACAATGTTGATTGATGACGGAGCATTTGTTCAAATCGCTCTGCAGAAGACATGACCACCAAACGCGAATCAATCCTCACAGCAATCCGCACAGCACTGACTGGCACCACTGGCGTGGGTACACGCATCTACCGCAGCCGGGTGGAGCCAATGGCGCGTGAGGAGTCGCCTGCACTGGTTGTAGAGCCGATTGCTGATACATCCAGCGTGGAAACCAGCCTGCCCACCTTGACGTGGCGCATGACCGTGCGTGTGACGGTAATTGTGCGTGGCAACATCCCAGACCAAGTAGCAGATCCGATCATCGAAAGCCTTCACTCCAAACTGTCCAGTGACCTGACGTTGGGAGGTTATGCTATGGACATTCAACCGGTCAGTGTTACCTTTAACCTTGTGGAGGCCGATCAACCCGCTGGTGTCATCATGTGTGACTACTTAGTGATTTACCGCACATCCTCCACCAATTTGGCTGCTTGACTTATGGCTAACATGGTGGATGAATACTGGGGTCAGGGTGGAACCTATCTACTCAACCCCAAAACCGGCATTCGGAAGCTCCTCGAGCGGACAGAGCCGGCCCAACCCTCCGACAACACCCCTGAGGAATTGAGCAATGGCACTTCTGAGCCGCAAGCGTCTGATCCTGGTCAAGACTGAATCCACCTATGGCACCGATGCGACGCCGGCCGGCACCGATGCCCTTTTGGTGCGCAACCTTGACATCACACCTCTTTCGGGTGACATTGTCAGCCGCGATTTGATTCGCCCCTACTTGGGCAACTTTGATCAATTGATTGCACAGACCAGTGTTGCAATCAACTTTGAAGTTGAACTGGCGGGTTCGGGCACTGCCGGCACTGCCCCCAAGTATGACGCAATCCTGAAGGCATGCGGCTTGGCGGCCACGATTGTTGCAAGCACCAGCGTGACCTACGCTCCTGTTTCAGCAAGCTTCAGTTCTGCCACCATCTACTTCAACGTTGATGGTGTGCTGCACAAGCTCACCGGGTGCCGTGGCTCAATGAACATGAGCTGTGCTGTTGGAGCAATCCCAACCTTGTCATTTAACCTGACTGGTGTTTACAACGCTCCTACGGACACTGCAGCCCCTTCTGTGACCTATTCGGCACAGGCCACACCTTTGGTCTTCCGCGAAGGCAACACCAGTGCCTTCTCCTTCTTCTCCTATAGCGGCATTCTGCAATCGGTTGATTTCAACCTTGCCAACGATTTGATTTATCGCGAACTGGTTGGTGGCACCAAGGAAACTTTGATCACTGACCGCAAGCCTGCTGGTACGGTGATGATTGAAGCGCCGACCATTGCTACCAAGGACTTTTTCACCATTGCCCTTGCGTCCGCAACTGGCAACCTAACCTTCTTGCATGGCACCACTGCCGGCAACCGGGTAACCTTCCTTGCATCACAAGTTGATGTAATCAATCCTACCTATCAAGATCAGGATTCGGTTATGATGTTGTCCGTCCCGTATGTGGCCACCCCGACCACTGCTGGCAACAACGAGTTTTCCCTAGCCTTCACCTGATATCAACCCTCATGGCATTCATTCGCAAAAAAGTTGCAAGCGTACGCTGGCCTGTAACCGTCGAAATCCCTTCTGACGGCGGCAAATTTGAAAAGCAACTTTTCACTGTGACCTTCAAGTTGCTTGGTCGATCTGAGTTCACCAAATTGGCGGACAAAGGTGACGTTGAGCTGCTTGAAGCAGTGCTCGAGGGCTGGGACGAGATCGTTGATGAAGATGGCACTGCAGTCCTATTTACGGCTGCAAACCGCAAAGGCTTCCTTGACGATCCCTACTTCTGCCGTGGTGTGATCAAGGCTTACCTTGAATCGCTGGATGGAGCCCAGGTAAAAAACTGAAGGAGGCCGCACAGCATTGGGCTGGTGGCGGTGAACGCGACGAATCCGGTGATGATGCGGCTGTATTCGGAATGGATCCGGCTGTTTTGGAAACGAAGCAGTCGGACGATTTCGAGGTGTGGGATGAAAACTGGGACATTGTCATGATGTTCATGCGTCTTCAGACCCAGTGGAACGTCACCATGGGCGGCTATGTAGGCTTGCGCTATGAGCCGCTCCAGTGGCTGTGCGGTCTATACTCGGTTAAGGACGTGCCAACCATGTTCGAGGGCATCCAGATCATGGAAGCCTCAGCCCTAAGCCAGTTGAACGCGAAGTAATGGCAAACGAAGCGACAATCCTCCGCATCAGAGCCCAGGTCGAAAACCTGGAAGGATTGAATCGCGCTCGTTCAGCCGTAAGAAATTTTGCAACTGAATCCAAGGCTGCCAGCAACGACCTTGACAAGCTGCGGTCGCTGTTCAAAGAACTTGGCGCTGAATCAGTTCGTTCTGTTAATAATCTTAAGAATTACCGCACCGGTCTTGATGCCCTGCGGCAATCGGCGGAAATTGGTAGCACAACATTTAAAGAATTGACATCCGAAATAAGACAGCTTGATATTGAACTTGGAACGCTGCAGGGTAAGCAAGCTCAAGTTGCATCTGGTTTCAACGAGATTGCATCATCAGCCAACGCAGCAGCAACGGCCACAAGGCGTCAGTTTGACCTGTCGGGTGCTGGAGTTAATTTTGGCAAAACAACTGTTGCCGGCAAAACTTACACAATAAGAGATACCACGCAATACGCGCAACCGATTGGGCCTAGAGCTGTTGATTACGCTGCAGTCAACACAGGATTGACGCAAGCTGTCCAAGCCGAAGAACAATTGACAGAACTGTCACGCCGCGCACGAATGGAGCGGTTATTGAATGCTGAAAAATACAACAACTTAGAAATCGCTGCTGCTGATAAAAAAGCGCGTCAAGAACTTCGTATTCAACAACAAGGATTCGATCGCGCATTGGCAGATTTTGATAGGCGATTAGCAAACAGAACAAAGAAACGAGGCAATCTTCAAAGGTTTGGCCAAACCGCTGGTGCCGTTGCAGCATCAGGTGTTTTTGGCGGACCTGAAGGCTTGATTGGTGCAAGCCTTGGCGCATTTGGTGGCCCAGGCGGCGCATTAGCCGGTGGTGCCATTGGTGCGCAGGTGGGCATGATACGGCAAGCCATTGGAAGCATGACCGAATACGCAGCTCAAATAGGTCGATTGCAAATTGCATTGCAAGGCGTAACCAAAACTTCCGCTGAATACGCAAGCGCACAAGAGGCAATTTCTCGTATATCAAAAGATTTAAATGTTCCAATCTTGGAAGCAACTAAGGGATTTACTCGGTTATCGGCATCTGTTTTGGGAGCTGGTGGCAAAGTTAATGATGCTGAACTTGTATTTCGTGCTTTTACGCAAGCCATTAAAGCAACTGGTGGTGGCGCAGAGGAAGTCAATGGCGTTATGACGGCATTGACACAGATATTTGCAAAAGGAAAAATTAGTGCTGAAGAAATTAACCAAATTGCTGAACGCCTACCTGGGGCGTTCAATGCTATTGCAAAAGCTACTGGCATGTCTGGCGCACAACTGCAAGAGGCGCTAAAAAAAGGTGAAGTTGGCCTTAATGATTTGATGAAGACAGCGCAATATCTTACGAATCAATACAGTGCCTCAGCCGATAGAATGGCTAAATCTACAGATGATGCCGGCGCAAGAATGAAAGTTGCGTTAGATGAACTTGGCAAAAATTTTGGCGAATTTTTTAAACCGGTTGGTGCGGGAATTCAAGATTTAATTACAAAATTGGCAAACTTTGCCAACGAAATGTTTAGAACCGCGCAATTAACCAATAAACTAAAAGATTTTAGCAAAGGTTTGACACCGGCCAATGAGTCAGCACTTACTTCTGATGCCGAAAGAATTGCAAGATTACGAGTGCTGGGCAGAAACAGGAGAGATCTGCCTATGAATCAATTGACAAATGATGAGCAAGGCAGGGTAACTCAAGCTATTTATGGAAGTAGTTACGGGGCATTAACAAAAAGTGGTGGCATTTACGGCGAATTGCGTCGTGATTATATGACTAGGCAGTTGTATGGTTTAAAGGCACTTACAGTTCCAACTGCAGCGCAAGCGCCTACAAACTTTGCGCCACCCAAGGTTGACGACACCGTTGGCAGGGGAACTAAGACTGCAGAAAACGCAGCCAAGCGTCTTGCTGACAGAACAAAAGAGCAACTGGCTGATGCAAAAGCATTATACAAAATTGAAGAAAAAAA